CCTCATTAAATATTCTAACCCTATCTTCTTGTGTTACATTTGATGCTTTAAATTGTGGAATTCCATTATGTGAAATAATTGCAATTTTATCACTAGTTATTACAGTATTACTATAATAATCATTATTACCAGTTTGATTTGGTTCAAAATTTAAATTAATTTCAGCAGGATTTTTTGTATTTAATTTTAAAATATTATTGTTTTCATGTTTACCTGCTCGTATATGTACCTCATTATTTCTTAAAATAATATCAGTATTAACTCTACCAATAATAGCGATGTCTGTTTTTCGTGGAAACACACCCTCAGATTCAGGTATTTTTGATGGTGCTACATCGGGTGCGACAATACCATAATTAGTTGTTGATAATGCCGTTAAATTGTCATCATATTCAATCTTATGTAATTGTGATATAACACTACCCAACCAAAATCTACTTCTCATTGGAAATTGTATATCTTCAAGAAAAATTCTCACAATTTCACCTTTTTGGGGGTATATGTGAAAAAATTTAGGTAATAATGGATAAGACCAAGGTAATTCATTATCACTAATTTTATTATCCAAATCAGGTATTCTAACCTTAATTCTCCCACCATCAGTTTCATCATCAATACTTACTACAGTACCATAATATATCGTCCTTTGTATTGATACATAAGACGTTACTGGTGAATATGGGTTGCTTGTGTTTATTATTTTATTTACATAACTATCCATCTATTTTATTACCCCTTTCTAATAACTCTTCAATTATTGCAACATATAATTTTTCATATAATTCCAATTCAGCAACATCATTATTAATTTCATTTTGAATTGAATCGATTTTATATGTATTGTTAATAATACGTTCCTTTATGATATTATGATTTTTTATAATATCATCACATATCTTCACCAATTCAATATCAGTAAAATTTGAAAAATCATCCATCACTGTATAACTCCATATCCCTTTGTATATGTAATTGATGAACCAAATACCGATACAGGACCTGCTGGCGATATACCAGTTGCTGAAACTGTAATACCGGGCGGTATTGCTACCGATATTATAGCATCTTCTTGTAATGCTCTTATGATTTCTTCAATTCTAATTCTCTCCATAATTTCATCAGGATTTGTATTACCATTTGGTAATGGACCAACAGGTAAACCTGCTTCACTTTTTCTCGATATAATACGTGTTGCAATTTTTATTGCAGATAATCCACCTCTTTTAGGCACACCAACTAATATCATTGGCGTTGGTATTGGTGGTGGACTACCAACTGAAGATAAACTTAAAATTCTATCAAAACCACTAATAATTGAATCAATATTGCTATAATCAATAGCCATATTATTTTTTTTATTTTTTCAATTCTTTTAATTTTTTTATATCAATCCATTTCCAACCAAACAATAAATTGATAATAATTCGCCTAAATAAATTAGGTTTTACTGTTGTTGCTAATTGAACACCATTAACATTACCATCGATTAAATAAACACCAACAAATTGTTTATTTATTTTTTGATCAACTATCATACATCTTAATTTTTAAAATGAAGTTATTATGTTTCTACAACACTTGTTAGACTTTTTATTATTTTTTTGAAATTATCAATTTTTTCTTTCATTTTTTTTCTAATTATAGGTTCTAACATTTTTTTTAATTTAATAAAAACAAATGTAACAATAAAACCAACAACCAACAATATAATTTCCTTCACCATACATTTAATCATAATTTTCCATTTTTTTACATCATCCTTTGCTTTAGTTAGCATTGCTTGACCTTGATTTTGAAAACCATTCATCACACCCATTAACATTCGTATTTGTGGTGCTGTTGTAACTGCAGTTATCATTTTAATTACAAGAGTATTTATTATTTTTTGTATAAAATTTTCTTGAATCGCTTCTTTATTTTTATTAAAAACATCATCATTACTACTAACACTTGAATTTATAGCATCGTCAATAGCATTACTAACTACATTAGGATCGTCTGTATTGGTAATATCATTAATCATTTTATTGAAATCATCAATACTTAATTGTGTTTGTATTATACCACAACCCATATCATGATTAACAACACCATTTGATAGTTGATTAGCCAACGTATCCAATTCATTCAATTCATTTGGTGATAGTTCAAAAGAATCATTACCATTCATTAAATTTTCTAACATTTTTTCTAATATCAATTCATCCAATATTTGTTCTTTTGTTTTTTCTTGTTCTTTTGATAGTGTTCCAAATATTCTATCCATAGTATTTGCAACAATCTCATCACTATTGATAAGTTGTGTATCATCAATATAATTAGAAAAGAAATCACCAATATTTGTTGAACTACCATTGGATTTAATATTAAATCCATCTGTATTTGAATCGTATGTTATTTTTATATTATTACATTCTACAGGTGTACCATTTGCAACAATAGCATCATGTGCTTTATAATCAAAATTATTAAAATTTGGTTGTCCGTATAATATTAGACCACCTTTATTAACAGAATTTGGTTCTATTTTTAATTTACCATTAGTATCAATGCTATTTACAGGCATATTAATACCATTATTAGTAAATGTCGTTGGTAATTGTTCATTCGCATTCGATTGTATAAATTGTTTTTTTAATCCCTTTTTTAAATTTGCTTCAGAACCTTTAATCATTTTAGTTAATAAACTACCAAGCAACATTTTCACTGCAGCAGCACCTGCAATTGCTTTTAATGTATCCAATAAAAAAGGAATCGAATCTTTTGAATTATTAATAGACGACATACCATCTCTTTGAATTGGCACATTTCCCTGCCGATTCATAGAATTATATGCTTTAATATTATTAAGCACATTTCTTTTATCGTCCGCTCTACTCATTGTATTTTACGTTTTTCTATTTCTTGAGCAACCATATTTAATAATTCATTTCTTCTTTCACTATCAACAATATCTTTTCCATCACCGTTTTTATTAGTTGTTGAATTTTCTTTATTGTCGTAAACAACTTCTTTTAAATATTTCAATAACATTATTTTTTGGTCTTGATTTTTTGCTTCCGCAGCAATTAGTTTAACAATTTGATCACCAATTGCTGCAACTTCACCATTTTCTTTAACCTTTGCTTCCCATTTTGTGAAAAGTCTTGCAATTTTTGCCCTAATATTATGTGAATCGTCATAGATTTCTTGAAGAAGATTATTTACACTATCTTCATCAAATTTTAATTTTTTTCTTTGTGGTCTTGGCATTGTTTCAATCTCTTTATAAATTTACATTAATTTTAGTACATATAAATACTAATTATTAACATTTTAATAAACACAAAAAAATTATAATAATTTCATTTTTTCAAAATAATAAATATCTCTATAAGGTTTAATTCCATGACGAATTTCTTTGGTTGTTAATCCTGTTTGTTCTTTTAAAAATAATAGTATTTTATTTTTTGTGAATTTATTTGTTATTTTTTTATCGAAATTTCCTTCAGGTGTTTCTTCTAAAAACAATACTTGCCAATTCTTTAAAATATTAACAATTGCATCACCAACAATTATTTCATTTTTTTTTAATGTTAAATCTGTTTCTATTTTATTTTCGATATTGACAATAATAATATTAATCAACTCGTCTAAATAATTATGCGAATTGTTATCAATATGATATACATATTCATCCATTTCACTAATTTCATTAACATGATCATCAAATAATAACATTGCTAATTTTTCCGTGTAGGTTCGTTTACTGTGATCCTTATAATAATTTCTTACAATTGTTTGACAATAACTAAACGCTTTAGAATAAAAAATTCTATATTGAATGTTTTTATTTTTATCAATTAAGTTATTTAAATCATTTTTTGCATCAACAATATCCCAAAATCTATGTTCATTATCTAATTTAACCCATTTATTGGCGACACTATCATAATATTCTATAATATATGGTCTATATTTAACCATATGTTCAATCAAATGGGTTAATGCATTTGATTCAATTTCTGAGAATTCATATTTACCAACATGTATTGGATATCTATGAAGTATAGATTGAATCATTTTTCGAAAAGGATTAAGCAGTATTTCGTTATATATTCTATTTTTTTCTTCCCACGAATTAGAATTTATATAATCAAAAACCGCTTTTTCCTCTCTTTCTGCAAAATATAACGATTTTTCATCATTTTTACGTTTCTCTTTCATTAACCATATAATAAATAAATTATATTATATTTCAAAAAACATTATCTATTCATATATTACTGACATATCGATTGGTCTATCATTAGTATACACGTATTCTTTTATTGCAACATTATACCAAAATCTTCTTTCAACAAAATTCATTGTTTTCTTATAATTATCAAACAAACTATTTATACGTGTTGACCAATGTTTATATCCAATTTTTGGAATTGTATAAACTTTACATGCATTATTAATTGCTCTTAGTAAAAATTCATGCATGAATGTTAATTTAATGTTTGATTTATACCCACCAATATTAATAAATTCAGATTTTTTAAAAACAGCACCAGATAAATTAAAATCTGTAAATTGTTTTAAAATATCGTGATTTAAATAACCTAATTCACCGTTTTCACCAATAACTTGTTGCGACCATGTTAATTCATTTGTTAGTTTAATTCCTTGATTATTATCATTAACTTCAACAATTATTGGTAAAAACACATCAATTTGTGGATATGTGTTAATATATCTATTTACCACATTAAAATAAACTTGACTATACTCATCATCAAATTCAAGAACAGAAAAATAATCAGTTGTTACATGATTTACCGCAAAATTTACTTGACTTTGATAATCGGATGAACCAGTGTTTTTTAAGTAAGTTATTGATAATTTATTTGTTGTTTCTGGTAATTTAATATTTGTCATTAAACTATCATCAATATCAGCAGCATATACTATTATTACTTTAGGTAATTCATTAATATTTATTTGATTTGCAACTGACTCAATCGCCTTAACTAAATAATCACGATATTCATCATTTATCTCGTGTATTGGTACTATTACTGTATTATTCATAATATTTACTTGTTTGTTTTATATTATTCGTTATTATTATTATTTAATGCAGATTCAAATAACATTTTTCTTTGATTAATGAAAGACGTATACAAATCAATCAACATTTTTTGACTTTCTTCTTGTGTGTATTTCGATGCAACCAAATCCATTTCAGTGTATATCGATTGTTCAATATTATCATCCAAAAACTTTGTTATCAATTCACCAGTAATTATCGGTAAATCATAAAAATTATTAGTCCAAATACCAACATTATCTTTTATTTTAACTGGTTTGTTTTCTTCATTTCTTTCTATAATATATTCAGGCACAATATCAGGTAATAAACAAATTGGTATCACACCAGATTTCATACACTCAAGTGGAAATGTACCAAAATTTGAAATTCTGTCAATCCAAACTGCAGCAAAATTTTCACGTAATCTATTAGCAAAATCAATTCTTCTCATTTGCTGTGGGGGTTTACTCTTAGTTAACATTGGATCAAAACTAATCCAATTATAATGTGGGTATTTACTATAAAATAATTTAACAAATTTTGAAATTTCATTAGGATTTCTTCCGATAATTGAAATTATTGGTTTTTGGGGTAAATCACTTTTTTTGAAATAATCAGGAATTCCTATATTATATGTATAAATATTAAATTTATTTACACCATAAAAATTCTCTAATGTTTCTTTTAGAATTTGTGATGTTGTAATTATATCACGAATATTAAATAAACTTAAATCAATACCCGGGAGTAATGAATTATACATATAATCCAACGATTGAACGAAAGCAATTTTATGACAGGGTAATGTTTTTACATGTTCCATGACATTAGTAAAAACCTCAGGTATTATTATAAAATCTTCTGCACCAACATTTAAACCAGTGTTTGTCATTGGTAAATGTTTAAAATCAGTCAATTCCGTTTCAATCCAATCAGGAATTTTATAACCATCATTCTCAACTAATATATAAACATCAAAACCCATACGCTTAACAACTGTTGCGTGAAAATATAACTCATATACGCTTGCAACAGGATTTTGTGATTCTGGAATACAGAATAAAAATTTTGATTTTTTATTATTAAGTTTATTTAATGATTCCATAACCATACTTAATTTTTCTGTATTCACATCATTTAAATTATTATTTATAATTTCACTCATATTAACCTATTTTTTATATTTAATTATTTTTTCAAATTGTGGATTATCAATAAGTTCTTTTATTTGTATAATTTCAAAAGAACATTTTTTAATATTTTCATTATAAGGTCTATTAACTTTAATTAGTTTTTTACCCCAAGGTACACCCAATTCGAGTATTACTGGATCGGAAGTTATTAAAACATCAATATCATTCCACATATCCATAGATTTATCAACAAATCTATAATTTTTAAATCGACAAGATATTTTACTCAAAAAAAATAGTGTTGGTGGTATTGTAAACCAATTTTCAACTGAAAGTACATGAAAATCTACACGTGATTCATATTTTTTAATTAATTTATTTATATCTAAATCAATATTTTTATACATTGCAGGTGCAGCACCATGTATTTCAAATAAAAAATCTTCATACATAAATCGATTATAAACTTCTTTAGCGTTTAATTTAACCTCTTGTTCTTTTTTAAATAAAAAGACATCTGCAGGTGCTTCACCAGTTTTTTTATCCACCTCATAATAAATTGGGTTAATATCATCTGGTGTATCTTCAGGTTCTTTCAATTCTTTAATTTTTTCAACAATATCATTAAATTTATAATTGTTAAAAAAATCATACACATATGGATTATCGGGGACACCATCTTCGCCAAATTCTTGTACATAATACCTATCAAATTGTAACCATTTGGCTCTTAATATTTCATCAATAGATATACCAACTTTAATCTTTCTCATTATTATCCTGTTCGTTATTAATTAAACTTATTTGATATTTTAATTCATCATTTAATTTTTTCATTAATTCAGTATGTTCTTTAACCAATTCACTATCAGTAATGTATTTAGGATTTATACATTCAACTCTAGAATCAACAGAATTGGTTGGTATTATTATAATTTCACCTTCAAATGTTTTGGGTATTATTTTACGTGCAATATTATGCACATAATATTCAATATCAACACTTCTGATATTAGCAACACCAACATATATTACAAGTATTTTACTTTCCATTATTTGCAATTATTTTTTATGGTATTTTAAATAATTCATCATATTCTGATGATTTTTTTGAATAAAATTCTTTATATTTATTCTCAATAACCGTAATAAGTGGATTTCTAATATTAGTATCAATATCTGACATTATTATTGTACCAATATTATCGACATTTTCAAACATTTTTACTAAAACATTAAGTGAACTATCTTCCTTATTTTTCATATCAATTTGATTGGTATCACCTAATAATATTAGTTTACAATTATTACCAATTCTAGTTAATAATGTTCTTGAATTGTCAAGACTAACATTTTGTACTTCATCCGCAATAATAATACAATTATCAAGACTAGCACCTCTCATATACGCCAAAGGAAATGGTCTTATAATTTCATTCTCAATTAATGTTTTTAAAATATTGTTAGGTATTATTTTTTCAATATTTATGTAAAAACTCCACATAAACGGTTCTATTTTTTCTTTCATATCTCCCTTTAAAA